ATTCCCCGTGGTCATGACTTCGGGCCTAAAGCTCGAAATTACCCTAGAAGAGGCTAAAAAGTGTATACACAGCTTAATCAGCACTTCTAAGGCCGCTTATGCACCATATGTATACGGTGAAAGTGCTACTTCCACTACGATGACTACTGGTACTGTATTAGCTAGTATCGCTTTGTCAAAAACCAAAAATAATATTGTCGCCGTGGAAAATTGCCCATTCATGGTAGGCGAAAGTCTGAAACTAGCCGAGACGGATGGTTCTAACACCGAGTCCATTGGTGAGATCTCCGCGATATCCCTAACAACTGGTTTTGTAGTAATTACCCTCGCAGCCCCACACACTCTCACCAATGCCTTCACCACGGAGGACTCTGTCTGTTTATCTGATTCAATCACGGCTACAAACCGGGCTACTTACAAGCCAGAGTTCCTACTAGACGATGTCGAGCTCGTGTTACAGAAAATAGCGGTGCCCCAAAACAATGTCGCAGCCATGATGAAAGCTATGAAGGAACAGGGGGTAATGAAATATGATTTTTTGACTTTTCAAAATTACAGACGCTCGCAGCTGAAAGGCGAAAGGCAGAGCACCATGGCACTACAGTTAGCTAACGCGGAAATCAAGAGCATTCTATCGATCGGAGTCGAAAGTAGCCCACTTAACAGTGCTAGCGCCATACTAACCGCAGGCGAGCATGTCAACGATTACGTGCAGCGAGGCTTGGTAGGCGTGGCTGATAATATATCCAACTATATTTGGAGTTATAACGGGGCTTTGAACCCCGACCGGAAAATTCCGATGTCAAAATTGAACAGTGATCAAATAGAGCAGCAGTATTTAGTTGAACTGGAAAAGGCTTTGGTAGTGGCAGGAATTCCAGCAAAATCATTCCGAAAATTCTCATCTAACGTAATCATCGGCAGAGCCATGGCTCTGCAACAGGGCAGCTACGACGGGAATGGAAAGGACTTTAATCTGCAAATTTCAAACGAAGAAGCGGCTGCTCCGGCAATTGACAAAATATGGAACAACTTCATATGTTGTGTGAAGTCTATTGACATCTCAGCGCAGGGTGTGAGTATCAGGCATTAAAAAAAAAAGAAGAATAAATTAAAATAATATGTATAAATTATATACATATTATGGGTAATGAATACATCTCTGTATTACCGAGTAATGTTTCAAGTGGCCAGGCATGTGGATACTCGTCTGGGACCCCCATTTTGCAGTTTAAAATAGGAGCGCAAGACGCGTTTTTACAGGGGAACACTGTACGGCTGAACGGAAAATTTACGAAAGTTGGTACGAATAAAAACAATGCGCAGTGGGAACCGAGCTTAGGAATATACAATATTCTGGAGCAGCTGGTGATTTCGAGCGATAAAACGACACAGACAATCGAACACATAGAAAATTACAATAGATTCTTAGCTAGCTACATTCCGGCCACGTCGAGCGAGAACGATTTACTAGGGCATATGAACACCAGCTCTATGACGAGTTTTTCTGAACTACAGTGCCTGCAGTACACATCCTCTGTGGATTTTTCAATCGCCCTGCCCTGCGGGGTTTTGTTAGGGTCTAACCCAATTCCTTTATCAAACACATGGGGCTTAAAAGGGCTAAATATTACGCTTACATTAGCACCGGACAGCAATGTGTTTTTCGCTACAGTAGACGGAAAAACCGCTGCGGATACCACTTACCAATTATCAGACCTGACACTGACGGCGGAGCTCTCGAATCCCGCAGCAGAAGAGCTCTCAAAACTGAATAGCCAGACCTCAAATTCATTCGATTACAACTCGATAAGCTCGCATTTCGCCGTGATCAATAATGGATATGCTACAATTAATAAGAATTTTGGGATCAAGCGCTGCCTCAGTGTGTTTGCGAATTTCGTGACGAGCAGCAATATAAACACCTACAATAAGAACGGGATGCAGACCATGAACATTCGCCAGCGGGACGACTCAAACGCCGACATAACTGAGGTAATATTTACCCGGAATGGCCAGCGGTACCCCCTGGACTACGACCTAATATCTGTGCAACGTGATTACCCTGGGAACACCTCGGGAGACGGGCAAATACTCCGGAATTACTTAAATGCCCTCAAACCGTTTTCAAAATTGGACCGGACAACCATGAATGTTTTCAACGCAACCAACTTAAAACCCTGTAACAAATTACATGACCAGCCACCGAACGTATATGGCGTGGGGATTGCCTACGATACCATATCGGGACAGGGCGTATCGCTGTATGACGTACCATTTTCCATGATTATAAAATCGTCTCTAAATACGGATAACCCTACTTCGTGTTTTATCTTTGCGCATAGCAAAGAGACTATAGTTATGAACAAAGATGGGATCCAGGTGCTGAGGTGAATTGGCACAACTTTTGACAATATTAATATTTTAAAATAGAATAAAATTTTCATTTTAAAATAAGTGTATGTATATATATTATGAGTTTACAGAAACCCGACATCTTACAGAACGTTGGCGAGATCCCGACTAACCAGAGCACATCCACCACAACGAGCGTGTTAGACCCCGTGATCCATAATGAAACTATGTGCAGATTCGTGCTGGAAAATAAGGGGCGACTTCACGGCAACTCAAAAATTATTTTGGGGGTAAAAGCAACAGCCGAGAAAGCCTTTTTCCCCATAAACCTGGGAGTGCACGCTCTCATTAACAGGGTTGTTTTCAAAGTGGGTGCCAAAGAGATCTCCTCTATATCTGATTTTAATCATTTTATGGCATACAGGAACTGTTTTACCCCCAACGAACAAAATTTTGAAAGAATGTCTATTACTAACGGTACCTTGGTAGACTACACTGTGGGCGAGGCGGATGGCTTTACAGGGAATACATTCATAAACACTGGTTTAGGGACGGATACGAATGGGGTAAAAATACAAGAATACAATGATCTGGCTAATACCCCTACATACCAAATAAGGCTTGTTGATATGTTTCCCTGGCTCGGTCAAATTCAGTTACCATTGTATTTGATGAAAGAGCAATGCGCGATTGAACTCTTCTTCGAGACCGGTATTAAAAAAAAATACTGTATACCCAGTGGTGGAACGGACCCAGCCTCTGTACTGATAGATCATGAAAACACAAAACTAGTGGCCGACTACATATACTACCCGCAGCCCGTCATGGATAACTACGAAAGCCAGATAAGACAGACGGGCTTAACAATTCCAATTTTAGAGTATGCTCTAATCACTACATCCCTGGCGAAGTCTGGTGGCAACGAAATCAAGATGACCCGGAATGTGGGAGGAGCGAACCGCATGGTCTCAAAAGTTATCATCATGAATTCTGACCCAACGTACACCAACACCAGTTTATATAACGAATTCGGGTCCGAGTGTGGGAGCACTTTTTCACTGAATATTAAATATAATAATGTACCACTGTACCCCCAGGCTATCACTAATTTTGGGCATGCGTTTAATCAGATACACAACGCAGAGGGTTTACCTATGTTTGTAGCAGCGCCGGAGTATTCGAAACAAGTACCTGATCTTTTCGCCACCACCAAATTTGAGGGTCTCGCACTTAACAACAATGATACGAAATCTCCAAGAACTTATTTCGCTAGTAAACTGGGCGGAGAGCGAATAAACGCGGCCGGAATCGAGATCCATATGAGTATGACCAATCAACCTAACGATCTCATCAACAGGGTGTACCTAGAGCAAGCCTGTATGCTCACGCTGAAGGACGGGAAGATTTCAAAAACGTATGTATAAAACTTTTTGAAAAAATGAAATTACTGTTTACTTGGATAACTATTTTTTATAATATATGTAATATATATATTATTTATGAGTACCAATGTTTATTTAGCCGAATGCTCCCATAGCAACGCGCAAATAAAAAAACCGGGTTGTAATACTTATTTTACGAACAAAATTGGCGATGGAATACGGGTAAATGTAGGGGATCAGATTTCGGTGCATTCGGCATATATACACGAGATCGGGTCTGGCTCCCAGTCTATCGAGTTTGACGGCGAGTCTGCGGGGACGCAGTCTGTGACATTTACCGAAGACGTAAGCAACCGCACCATACCGGCAGAGCAAATTTTGGCCTCAACAGCAAACGTAAATTCAGGGTCTGTGACGTTTGACATTAGAACAGTATACAATGATCTAAATCCATTACCTGTATACTACGGCTCGCAAATTTACACGAGCGATAGCACCGGAGGCGGGGACCCGAATAGTATAGAAAAAAGTGATAATGTGACAATTACGAATACCACATCCCATTTTGAGAATGGGATCATCGTCCAGACGATAACGATTTCCAAGGCAACAAATAAGATTTTAGAATTGGACACCGCGGTTACTGTGGTAAATACCTGGCTTGCTCTGAATCCCACCCAATACCAGCAATCTGTCCTGTCAGACTACAGTTATACCATGACGGATAATTTAGTAAATATCGAATACTCCTACTATAAGAACACTGATGGTAAAAATTGCATGATCTTACCTCGGCTTTACTTTGCAGACCAGCCATTTCCAGCGGATGCTTTCGTGCGGTACAGCTCTGGAAATTTGGACACAGGATTGCCCTTGAACGATGAGCTTCAAGATTCCGCTCCGTACTTAAGCCTGTATCGCCGCGGGCATGACAATTCACGATACAAAATTTTTACCATGGTAGATACCGTACCATCCGTGATACCAGTACATACACCTCTACCGACGAACCCTGCCTTATTATCCGGAGCAAAACAGCTAGATATAAACAGAGATGTAGCACTACGGGATTTCGTTCAGTACCATGATAAGCTCGAATTTTCTGTACCAAGTGGGTATAATACTCCTTCGAATATTGCACAAGATTTGACTTCTCAGATGCACGCATCGTCCAAATTAAACACAATAACAAAAAGCGTTCCGAATAAGACGGAGACCAAGAGCCTCGATATTGACCTTTCCGTGGTAATACCCTCACCCACGTTCAAACAGTTCCAGTGCTCATGTGTTTCCACGTATAATAAGACGACTCACACCGCCTGCACTACGGCAGAGAGTAACAGCAATACTAACTACTACAGCGCGGCGCACTACCTACAGGCTTACAAGAATATTGGAGTCTATGATCCTGAACTATTTGTTAGCGGGCGAAAATTAAAAAAAGAGGGGTACGTTGTACGCAAAACAATAGCAGAACTGGATAGGGCCTCCGCTGAGGTAGTGATTTCTCATGAGTACACTGCAGCTAACCTATTACTCTGGAAAAATTTCTTCAGTGCTCAGGCCAAGCGAAGCGACCTCATTTTTAATTCGCAAAAAACGCTTACACCGGCGAATACACGCTTTATTCATATGAATCCGGACAATATGATACAGCTTTCATCAGCAGGTGCGCCAGATCCTGATAACTTTCTGTACATGCGCCTAGGGGACGACGGGCTACGGGTAAACCCACAATATAACACGGCCGGGAGTGTGTTTTATCATAGAACCGGTCAGTCCTCCAGACAGTTCATAAATTACGAGGAGGCAAACGCTGATACATTTTTGGCTGAATCCGATACGAATCTGACCGATAATAATTTATGTTACGGTTTTGCCAAATGTACCACGGTTCAGGAAACCGATTATTTTGACGGTGACAGTTTGGTGACCAAACCAGTAAAATATATAACATTTCTGACCAGCACTGTGGGAGGCCTACAAACTGGTATAAAACTACCCATTACCTGCGGGCCTCTGCCACCTACTGGACCGGGATCAGACGATACACCATTTTCATATAATGTGTTAAAATACCAGCAAAATGAAATGATCAATGGTATGTACCAGAGTCACATCAGATACTGTGGGTTTGACCATCACTTTTCAGCATATGGGACTGACGCCATAATTCTGTGGTCGGGCTATGTGAAAGACGGGCCTGTCCGAAAATTCAAACAACCCGGTAATGTAGCCGAGAACGAAGCGGATTACACAAACATAACGACGGATAAATTTACACATAACAGCGAGCCCGATGTATCAACGGATTCGGATATATATCAGACATATGCTTTCGTCGATTGGATGAGCTTGGGAGCAGATGACCCACTAATAAATTTTTCAGATACGGGGTCTCGCTTCACAATTTCACAGCTTCACACCTGCCCTAGACAGGGTAATTTACCTCTCGCAGGGCGAGATAATATTGATGATTTTAGCCAAACGTTTCCTGATAATCCGAACAGCAGCAATTTAGTATACACCATTAATCCAGTTGTCAATAGGGGGAACAACGGCAGCGGTCAATTTAGTTTTAACCCCGAGGTGCTCCAGCTGCCCAATTTCGATATGGGAGATGGTAATTTGAATACTTCGACCGCTAGCATATGTAAGCAGTGGACGGTTTTCGACAGCCAGACCGGAATTTCTTTTGAGAGTTTTGGGTGTGATGAAAATAGCTGGGAAAAATCGATCTGGTATAAAATGGGCTTCGAATTTTCACAATTAAACTCGAAAATATATGATATACAATCTCGTAGCTCGGATGGAAAGGCATTCCCAGTGACCACCAACGCGCAGCTCAACAGCACACAAATGCTGTCACTGATGGTGAACGCCTACGATGGCAGTCAATACACCCTTCAGAGCCCGATAGCAGCTTTATCGAATAAAGCTCCGAACAGCTATGCTCAGTTTCTTTACCCAGTTATGACTGAAATTCAAACCTCAACCTTACTGACTGCCGCGCGCAAGCCGAGTAAGCAGATTTTTGGATACTATCTGATCCGCTCTAACATAATCGACAACTCGCAATTTTTTAGCGAGGGCGTTATGCTACCCGTAATATCAGTGGTGTCGAAGAATTACACCGGTGCTGATTTTGTTTTTGCGGATAGCAATAGTGACAGCTTTACTGTTACCAAAAGTAGTGTAATATCATCTGTCACAACTGGTATTTACAAGCCGAATGGCGAGCTCGCTAGAGCTGATGAGCGTTCAGCGGTAATTTATAAAATTGTCAAAAAACTGGATTACAACCCAAACATAGCCGCCGAAATATTGAACAAAAAATAATGGAATAAAGTTAGTAATAAATAAAATTATTATTAAATTTACTAGTAAGCATAATTTTTAAATAGTAACTTGTTGGAGTAACTAAGACTACAGCATATTCGAACGAAGCACACACATTCAGTGCCATATATATTCTCTTAATTATATATTATTAATTATTAAGTAAGTATATAAGTATAGTATACATAATACACTAGAGTATAATATTATTAAGAGTATATTTATTCCCTATACGAATAAAGAACCTACCTTGCTGTTTTTAGCTACACACGTCGTTTTAGTTTATTTCCCACATTAACCGAAGAGAACAAATCTCCCATATGTGAATTTCACTGTTGATTCGCGAAACTTCTGCTCTTTTTTTTTCCTATAGTATTCTTTTTGATAAGCCAAAATTTTCTTTCTGTGAAGATTGTAGTATTGCTTGCTGTAAGAAATCTGAGGATCCATGTATATTGTCATTGTCATATACCAAACCACGATATTATTTTGCGAGTCTCCATGCAATTTTCGGGATAAAATTGGAAGCATCCTCCTTGGTAAAATTCAGTGCCAGCAAACCGTCTTTAAATTTTACAACATGCTCCAACGTTTTCTTGTTAAATCGCATCACGAGTCCTTCATAAAATGTTCCAGTCGATTTTTTGCGCCGAATGATTGACTGCGCATCGACCACATATGATTTGCTCGCGGAATCGTAAAATTTTACCTGAATTTTTTTTTTAATAATATCAGGAGATTTATACACAGGTACAGTATCTGATTCATCATCCTCGAGTTCGATATCATCCACTGCGGCCTGGGTGGTAACTGTATACTC